GTGTCCTGTCCGTTTCAAAAAAACGACCTCCTTTGGCTAAATTGCACTTTTGGCACATTTGTCTCAGATTCCACATTTCATCGCTCCCGCCAAGTCTCTTTGGAATTACATGATCAATGTGCATTGCACCTTCAGTTGTACCGCATTGCATACAACATCCATCACGCTTGAGCACAGCTTCTCTGGTTTTTCTCCATGCTCTTGAGCCTCCACCTTTCCATGCTCTTGACATCAATGCCACCCATGCTTTCGCCAATGCTCAAAGGCTTTGCAGCTTGATCCTTGGTATCTGTGATTGATGTACCTCAAGCTCCAGTCAATCATGCGAAAGCCATCGAGGTTGCGATACTTGGTGTTACGCATTTGACCTAAGCCAAAGTGATTGCCATTTGGATTGATTGCTTCCACACGCCAATTGCTTTCTTTTGTGATCAATGTGTTAAAGCATTGGAATTCTTTGTAGTTCACAATCCTTGAGTGTGCATAAAGCTTCAATGAGTCAATGCTTGCTTTTGCATCTTGTGTGGCCTGTGCCGGTGTTGCGCTAGCAAGACATAGCGCGGCCAATAGCACCAAGCATCGCTTGCGAGCTATCCGCCACAGCGGCTCGCCCACGAGCATGGAGCGTACCGAGTGAGTCAAATACAATGCAACATTGAGCGTGCGCTTGGGCGTTTCCAACAGCCTGTGCACAACGCCTGTGGATAACTTAATCATGACTTACCCCATCCAGTACCTTTGAACACAGCTGGTGTTGCAGCCCAAATGCGTGTCATTGGGATTGCACAAGCCATGCAATTGCCAGCATCGACATCGCCATCAGCATCGATGGCACGATTGATGATCGCCATGGTGCCGCATTGATCACACTTAAATTCATAGGTTGGCATCAGATAGCTCCTCAATTCTTGCATCATCAACGATCTTGATTCCAAAGGTGCCACAGGCCATGCATTGGGCAAACCACTCATGCTCTGTTAATTCTGCACCTTTCTTGAGGCCATGGCGTTGCTTGGCCTTGCCGTAAAGCTTGGCACAGATTGAACAATCAAATTGCAGGATGTGCATAGTTGCTCCTCATCAAGGTTTCAATTGGTTGGAGATTGATTTGCGGCACGCTCCAATTGTTTTGTGACGCGTTTCGATAGCGTGGTTTCTTGCACACGGCTACCGGAATCCAGCCAACAATGTGCATTTTGGGTGAATTGCCTGTGACCAGCACAGCAATGTCACGATCATGTCTATCTGAATCCTGAATCCACAAATTCGATGCCGGATTGGCCGACCATTTGACTTCAATGTGCTCACCCACATCGGCTTTGGATTTATCCCATGTGATGCCCGGTGTGTAGTCATAACCTAATCGCTTGGCCACTATTAATTCAGCTGCCATGGATTCGCCCATTTGTGCCACATACTCAAACCATGAAAGGTTTTTCACAATCCGTGAGCTGTGATCAGCTGATCGATCATGGCAATGTTGAATTGCTGCGAGTATGCATTGCACTTCCTCAACGCGATCTATCATCGGCAATCACCACAAAACCAAATGATGTTGTCTTTTGAGTCATAGCCTTTTTGGTATCCGAATTTGTCAAGCTTTCTCAGCTGTGAGCATTTGTCACATTGCTCGATTTTGTACTCCTCCACAACCTCTCCATTGCACATGAGTTTGGCCATCATTTGTTGTGGATAAATGATTTCAACATAGTCGCTCATAGATAGATGACCATCCAAATGAAAAGTGCAAGATTACAAATCAAAATGATGTTGGCCAGCTTCTTTTTTGTCATACTTGTGGCTCCCATTTTCCGGTTGATCGTAAGACATACCAACGAGGCGTGCATTGAGTTGCCTTGGTGCGCTCTGTGCAGAAATAGCCGCCCCATGACTTTGGTGCGCCTTCATGTGACTGTTTCCAGATCATGTGCCCATGTGAGCATTGAGGTGCCTCTTGTACAAGCTCTCCACCCAATTGCTTGGCGATTTCATCCATCGATGATCCAAGTGATGGGATGCCTGATTGCTCAGCTTCATCGGCTGTTTTGTAGCTTGGTACCTCACCAAATTTGGTTGTCCAATAATCGTATTCAACAGGCTTTGTTGCATAATTGACCTTGACTTGCTCCATGGTTTCTTTTGTGGCCTTTTCAGTACCGCCCAAAACCAAGGCCATCACTCTCATCAAAGCTGAGGTGGTCGTATCCTCACAAAACCAGCGTTTCATGTTTGGGTTGTACGCTTCACGATAGCCGAAAGCGTAATCAATCCCGGCTGGCTCTGTTTCCTCTTGATTGCGCCATGCCTTAGCTTGTACCAGCACATAGCCTTTTTCCGCGTTAAATTCAATGATGTGCGCCTCAAGCCGACCTTGTGGAAATGTCTTGATCCATCGATCTGTGCGCTCTTTGTTGCCTTCGTAGTTTTCTAGAAATCCGGCCATTAGTTGTCCACCTTCTCATTGAGCTGAGAGATGTGGCGTGATACCGCCCGGCCTCGTGTATAGCCTTGGCGCTGGCCTTCCTTAAATCCAACCGAATAAGACATAACAGCCCATAAGGCTCCAGCGATCACCATTACGATCACAATTGATGCTTCGTTCATTTATTGCTCCCGATTCTGGGAGCCGCGTATCAGCTCCCGAAATAGAGAGTGACAGGATCAGCCGACAAATACAACAATCACGCTCAAATCATGGCGTGTCGCTACTGCCTAAACGCCGTTCGATGCTTTTTTCGTATTCTGATTTCTGTTTGTCTTTGAGGCCGTTCGATGCTAAAACCCCACCCAATGACCCGGTGAGAAAGATTGCCAAGGTTTTGAGCAAGTCGATGAAAGCTGCATCATTGGGAGCTTGTGCCCCAATTGGCTGTGTCACAAAGATCAATGCGTATGTGATGCCTAGCGTGACAATCAAAAAGACAAATGACAAAACAGCGCCAATGAGAAACATCAAGCGAGCCTTGATTTCCTCTTGACTTAATCTGTCTTTATTCTTTGAAGCCATCGCCTATCAAATCCTCCGTACAGGTACCAGTCACCTTGCATTGAGGTTTCCGGCACTCATCCAATTCCCAATTCTCATGAAGCTGGCATGGGTATCGCACCCAACCTTGATAACCACAAGCGGACAGGCTTAGTGAAAAGAATAAAGCTAAGCCCGCCGCCAGTAGTCTCCGGATCATTTCCCCGTTGATCCGAAAGCTTTATCGGCTGGATTTAACCAGCGCAAAATGACCGGCACGACAGCTGCAACGCCACCCATTGCCATTGCCTTGAGATCGCCTCCAGCCATGTACACGGCCAAAGCCGCCGCGATGTATGAGCGTGCCCATGAAGCCGCAATTGCTTTTGCTTGATCCATCATTTTTCTCCTTTTGGTCGATCTGGTAAATCACCAGAAAAAGGCTCATAGACTGGTCGGCCGTAACCCACCACAAATGAGCGTGCTCCCAAAGCTCTTGATTTCACCATGACTTCGCCACCATTGCGCTGATCACCAGCACCCGATGTGTTGCCTTCAATGGTCACAATCTGTTTTTCCGATGCTCGAATCACCAAGCCAATGTGATTGATTGTGGTTTTGTCATCGATGATGAAATCAAAGAAAACAAAATCACCAATCTTTGGCGTTGTGTGCCATTGCTTAGCTTTCTTAAATGCCTCGGCTCCAGCTCTTGTGCTGACAACATTTGGCACTTTCACATTGGCTTGATCGGCACACCAATTCAAAAACGACCCACACCATGGCAGCTTGTCAGCTTTCATGTGCTTGCCGTACTTTGTCTCGTTGTTGCCGGTTTCAGCTGTGCCGACCTCTGCTAGCGCAACCTGAATCAACCGAGGCAATGTGCCTTGTGGAAATGTCACAATCCGAGTGCCTTCAAATCATCGGCTGTCAAACCAAGCGCGGCAAGTTTTGCCTCAGCACTTTCTGTTGCAGCTTGTGCCGCTGCAACAGCTGATGCTTCTGCCTCTTGATCCAAATTAAATTGATCTATCTCATCGGCTGTGAAATCTCGCACGATTTCTTCACCACTATTGACATTGATTTCCTGTATTTTCATTAGCTGACTCCATAAAGTATGTAAGTGCCACCATTAACATTTGAGCCGTATGTGATGTCAATTCTGGAAATGGCGGCGTTTGTTCCAGAATAACCACCTGTCGCATTGATGATGGCCGTTGCTGGGCCATTTGCATCAAAAAAAGTAGCTTGGCAATTTACAAGTTTGCGAGTGGTGGTGTTTGCATAATCGGCGAAATCATAAACCATGAGATTGCTATAACTTCCCCCAGTAAATGGGCCACCGGTCAAATTCCATGATGTGTTGCCGATGCTTCCTTGGCTTCGAGTTGTATTGGCTTCATAACCTGAGTAATAGGTTGCATAATTGGCACCCGAATCGTTATTCACACGCATCGTGAGAGTATTGTTTCCTGATCCGTTGAATCCTCTGATGACCAAACGCAAATTCAAATACGCTGAGCTGATTGAGTTGAAAGTGGTTGTGGTCGTACCGGTTGCCAAATTGCCTGATGCCAAAACTGTCATCGAGGTTGCCGCTGGAGCGGTTGCCCATGTAGGCACGCCACCTGCGACAGTTAAAACCTGACCAGTTGAGCCAATGCCCAATCGCGTGTTCGTGTTGGCCGTTGATGATGAATAAGCAAGATCACCAAGCGTTGTGCCCGGTTGTAAAGCTTTCAATCTGGTATCAACAGCCTGCCCAAACACCTCGAAATCGGCCGGCAAATCCGTGACCAAATCGGTCGATGTCGGCATTTGAAAATTGTAATTGCTTGTCGGGTTGCTCACTTGGTTTCTCCTTACGCCACAATTGTGGCATTGATCCAATCCAATGTTGGATTGATTGTGTTCCATCGTTCGACAATCGGCACATCGTTCCATCGCATGGCTTGCAATGAGAAAGGAATTGGCGAAACAATCATTGAAACGCTGACCTGATTGTATCGGGCCGAAAATGTCCAGCCTTCAACAAAACCCAAATAATCTCCAGAATTCATGTTCAACGGCAAATCAGCAATGTTTACCGGCATACCCATGAAAACATTGATCAAGGCATCGCGGTCGGTATCATCAAGCTCTGGATTTGTAAGCTCAAATGTGATGTTGTTGAAATTGAATCGTGGATAAGCTCTCAAGCCTAAATAGAAATCAGCCTGATCCTCGGCATCGTGCAAATGCCTCAAAGTAGTTGTAAAAATTTGGGATAATTGACCAAATAATCCGATCGACTCCGAATCGCTGGCATCGGTTTCGTGAGTGCTATTTTGTCCGTATTTGATGGTTATGTTATTTCTTACATCACCGCTGCGCGATTGAATACTAAGACCAGATGCCAAAGCTTGATTTGCCGTGAGATCAACATACCCATTTGCTGCCAAGTAATTTGTTCGATGCGTGCTGTCGGCATACCCAATTTGCCCATTGGCATCCTCATAAATGTAGCCCAATCCCGATGAGGCCAAAGCTGAGACCAATGAATAAACATCAATTCGGCTAGATGAACGCTGTGCCAGCTCATAATTTCCGGGTCGGTCAATTTCACCTAAACCCGTGTTTTCTGCATTTTGCCATTGGATTGTTGGATCATAAGATGCCCATGTCAATGCACCTGGTACCTCTTGCCATGATGCAAATAAAACTTGACTCAAAATGGTGTAAATCTGATCACCATCAAAGTCATGACTTAAAACACCATCGGTCAATGCTTTTGGCAATCGAGCTAATGCGCCTAATGCAATGATGTTGATGCGCTGTGCATAATTCACATTGCCAACCTCGGCAACCGAAATCCCCACCTCCACAACCGATCCACCAAAAATTGGCACAAATGTTGCGGTTGAATCTTGTAGCTCAATTGTGATGTTGTCATTGATTGCAATCTCAACTGTCGATTGATTGAGGTTGATGATTTCGAGGTTGGTATAGCCGGCCTGCGCCTGCTCATAAATGTTTGTGCGACCGCTGGTGATCGTTAAATTGGCCAAAATGGCGGTTTGGTATTCCACGCCGCCAATGGTCACACGCCAAATTGGGTTGAATAGTGTCATGCTATTTGCAGCGCGTTAGCACCGCCTGTGCCTCGGTAAAATGAATTGTTGAGCGTATCCACAATTGTTCGTGCTGTTCCTTCTGGATCGATGGCACCACTCACATTGATGGTGATGCGTTCAGCTGTTGAAAGACCACCATTGGCCGCTGATCGTGCAGCTGCGGCTGCCTCGCGTGCCTTTCGCAATCTTTCGGTTTCTGCCGCCAATTCATTTTTGCGCAAAATTGCAGCTTGCATACCCGGTGAAAACCACTCAAGTGGTGCGCCTGTAAATGTACGAGGATCGCCATTTGGATCGTAGAAAAGATTCGGTGAGGTTACTGTGCCGCCGCCACCGACACCGCCGCCACCGACACCGCCGCCACCGCCTGATGATCCTGCATCAAATCCCACACCAGCTTTGAGCGACTTGTCATTTGAATCCCCAAAGAAAAAGCGCGTGACTGGGTTATCCTTCACAAAATTCACAAACTCTTTCATTTTATTAACTGTACTTGTAATAAATCCGACAAGCTTTGAAAAGCCTGTGACAAGCCCGCTCACGATTGTGCCAATGGCCTCAAGTGCTAATTTGAAAGTACCGCCCAAAAGTGGTGCCAAATACTTTTTGATGAAATCCCAAACCTTTTCGAGCGCATCATAAAATGGTTGTAATTCCGCGGAATTGTCTGTGACGGCTTTTTTGATTCTATCAAATGCAGATTTCAAACCTTCGAGGATTGGCCCCACAACAGACCCAATTGCCGGGATGACCTCGTTGTATAAGAATTTCCACCATGAAACCAAGATTGGCAGCAAATCCTCTTTGATTGTTTTGAAAATCTGACCAAATGCTGGCCCCAATGTTTTGCTCAGATTGCTTGCAAAATCTTGGATCGCTGGGATGCCTTTATCAACAAAATTGCTGACCAATGGCGTGAGCGCATCAAGCACGTACGATCCGACAGTTTCTTTTGCTTCATCAAAAGCGATAGTGAGCCGCGCCATTTTGCCTTGAAATGTCTCAGCTTGCTTTGATGCCTGACCTTCAAAGGTTTTGGATAGTGCAGCTGCGGCTGCATCAAAATTCTTTGATTTGATGATCGAATCATCGATGCCAACACCCAAACGCTTGAGCGCGCCCAAATTGCCATCATAAGCCTTGCCCAATGCCTCAGAAACTGCTGACAAATCCTTGCCTGTACCGGCTGCAATGTCCAAAGCCAATGACTGTAATTCTTGAGCTTTGGTCGCATCCTTAGTCGAGCGAATCAACCGATCCAGCGATGGCCTTAATTGGTCATCGGTTATGCCATTGGCCAAAGCTGTTTGAGTTATGTAATCCTCAATGGCTTTGATTTGATTGTTTGTTGCACCAGTAACATTTTGCAATGTTGTGGCCAATTTTGCTTGAGCGGCTTCATCCTCGATTGCAGCCTTAACGCCATCAACCAACAATTTGCCAGCATAAGCTGCGGCAGCTGCTCCAGCTACGGCAAAAGCTGCACCGGCTTTCTTAGCAAATCCACCGAGCTTGCCAGCGAATCCATCGACCTCTTTTGTGCCGGTGTTGAGACTTTTTTTGAGCTGATCGACATCGGCCAGAATCGAAAGTTTGAGCGTTCTTGATTGA